CGTCAAACTCCCCGACAATCGTAAGATTGTGAGTGTCAATCACCCTGCTAGTCATGTTAGCCGAGTCCGCGTTGCAAAATGCGGCTAGTTCTTCAAGGGAGTCGAAGCGTTCGTCTGCTGGACGATTAGCGTAGTTGCTGGCCAGCATTTGGCCTTCTTTACTTATGCCGTGCGAAGCAGCGGCTGTTTGATATGTAGACATGAGTCTACCTCCTTATCTGTTAGTTAGTTTTGACCGATAAAAAAAACCGGTATGTGAATAATCGCATACCAGTTTGAAAGTGTCAATAACTTTTTTAAAAATTAAATGCTACAAACCGCCACAACTTAGGTCGTAAGAAGGCTTTTGATCCTCCGACAGATAAGTTATCAAGTCCAAGTGAGAATTGCCCTCAACACCGTGAGTAAAGTATGAAATCACTGAATTTTCGCCGCGATGGCTCCACAATTTTTTAACGACCTCAAGTGGGTAACCGTGAATGTTTTGTAGCTTAACGTCATGTCGATCTTCGTCCGCCAAAACACCGTATCGCTTTTTTTCACGCTCATGAAAAGTCGGATAGCGAACGACAACTTTCTCTTCATACTGGCTCAAATCAAGTTTTTTGTTTTTTGTTACATTGTAATTAATCGATACACGAAAGACATGTTCGCCATTATTAATTTCTAAAACAAAATTATCCGTTTCCACCCGCAAAGAAAAATTGGGAACATCGCAAACATCCATACATTCGTCTGAATAAACGGTCACTTCCAAAACGTCACTGCGATCTGGCCGATATGATTCCGAAGTGTAATCAAACTTAACACCTCGCCTTTGAGCGGCCCATGATTTTGGTATGTGTTCTTCAAGGCTCCACGGTCGGAAAGCTTCTATTATTGTCCGACTAACTGAAGGATAAAAAACATGGCCATTTTCAATGGGGAAATCAGGAACAATACTGTTGTCGTGAAGTTTAATTAATGTCGAATATTTTTTCATCACGCCACCTCGCAAATGTATTCGTACTCAGGTTGCTTAGTAACATTTACGCACAACATTGCTTGACCATTTTTCATGACGAAAGTGAACGCTATTGTATCGCCCACTTCGGCTTGGGCTTTCAGCACCGGTGCTGGGATGCTATAGCGGCAATCGCCACGAGTGTTAGCTTTATAAAACCGAATCTCAGTCTCGGTCCCATCATTGAACATGAGCGGCACGGCAACTGCATTCTCGCCGCCTCTGGGCATCGTTTCCCAATCAACGCCAAACAGTTGTGCAAACTGCTTGAGAGCTTTCCAGCAATCTGGATTGCCTTTATCAAGCATGGTAAACGTCAGCTTTTTATAAACGCCTGTTGGTTGTAGTTTTTCCATATCGATCTCCCGATCTGTATTAGTTGAGTTGACATTATCCCATACATTGAAACTAATTGCAACAACTTTTTTCAAAGTTATTTTCTTCTTTTCTTCGCGGGGGGCTTCTTACGGGGTTTTTTGTTTGCATCATCCACAGCTTTATCGCCATACAATTTTCTTGCCGCTTTATCTAGTAAAAAAAACATACGCACTCCTTAAATTAAGTTGAATGAGGAGTATACGATATTATGCGATTTAATCAAGACCAATTTATAATTGTTTTGAATATGCTGTCAAAGTCAAAGGGATGAAGTTGATATATAGAAGGAGGTAATCTAACGCCTTCGCCCGATAACTCAATGGCATCTTTGGCATGATACAAATAAATTTCGGCGGGATGACTTGTGCGTTGTTTGCGAATCAAAACCCAAGAACTGGTGTGCGAGTGTCGAGTTAGCCAAGCTATTTGATGTGGTCGTAAACCAACTTTAAATCCTGTGATGACTTTAAGTTCTATGAAATGAAATTGGCCGTTCTCATCACAGATTAAAACGTCTGGAATTCCTGGGGTTGCAACACTTTCGATTCTAGTGAACAGCAGCTTCGTCGTCGAAGTCTTCGTCCATCGCTGAATCTGCTTCCAGAAGTCGCTCTCGCGTTTCGCCACTTTCTTTCTCTGGGGTGATGTTAATGGTCACTGGGGAATACTGTTGCTTCAAATCTTCCAAAGCTTTCTCAACCTCTTCCTTATTCATGCTGTCAATTGATCCGTGCCGAATCTCCGATTTGTTAATATAGATGTCACCTTTCGCTTGGCCTCTCCGGTACTCCGCTTGAACCGCCGCACTGTACGCACCGTTAGCAAGCGCCTGATCTCTAATCAATTGCATATCTCTCAAGTGTCTCTGATAGGTGATACCAAATTTCTGGTCAAGTTCGTCCCGATAACTTTTGATAGCCGCACAAACGTGTGGACTAATGTGAGGATTTGTAAGTTCATAAGCTCTTGTGTGGGCAGACCCTGCGGGGTAACCCGCATTAATCGCTGCTTCTCTCAAAGTTATCTGCCCATCGTTGCTGACCAGTTCTTTGACAAACAGTTCTTGTCTTCGCGTCAGGGGGGATAGCTTGTGGGATTTCGGTCGCCCGCGCTGGGCTGGTACAGGATCAGATTTCTTGGGCTGGCGTTTTCTTGGCATAAGAATAGTTAACAAGAGTGAGTTTGCAGTATTCTACACAATACGTATATAGAATCAAATTCTATAAAAATATTTTCCGGAAGTTTGGGCGCATTAACGCAGTTTTGCAAAAACCCTACTGATCATTTTTTAACCAACTTTTTTCACACTTAATGTAATACGTTAAGAAGTTACACATTTTAGAGACATATTACAAATATATGTAACCAAATATGTAACAAAAAAACTTTTATAAAACAGATACATATATAGTGGTTACACCAGTTACACCGGTTACGGGTTAATTTTACAAAAATATTTTTTTTTATTTTTCGCTCTATATAACGTAACGGCGTAACTTTGTACCCAAAAGAAAGCCCCCTTTCGGGGGCTGTTGGGTTAACACTCTATGATGTGACCGAAGCTCCGTTGGCCGTGGTCTGAGTGCTGTGGATGATGCTTTGCGTACACCTCTAGGATTTCAACAGCGTCGTCTGCATATCGCGGGTAGTGACCCTCTTCGATTGGGTCGTCGCCCGTGATCCATTCCGGACAAGCGATGTACCATTTTTTGACATAATCCCCCCAGTCCCAGTAGCTTTCATCTTGGTAGGGAATATCCCATTTCTTTGATAGTCGTCTGGCCTTGGCCCACATGTTTTTTTCCCTGCGGTCTACAGCGCATTCTTGTTTAGGTTGTTCTATCAACTCTTGTTTACCCTGAGTTGTTAGCTTTACCTGTGATCCGCGAGTAGTTAGCTCGTATACCACTCTGACTCTCGCTCGTCTTTTGACTATCTTGTCTCGGACGCTGACAACATTTTCCGAGATTCCGCAGACGTACTTTCTTCCTGAGATTAGTTGCCAATGGTTACCGGCGCAAACTAGGAAGACACGGCCTGGATTTCTTCGATCTTTCGACTGTTTCAACCACCCCGCCAAGGTTAGTTTTGAGTTGATCTGTTCAATACGTCCGTTATCGATACCCCAGAACTTTCTCAGTGCAGTTGTAAGGCTGCGGTCGCTTGATCCCCTTACGGCTCTTTGACCGGAAATTTTACGAATGGCTTTTGCTGCCATGTTCGTATCGCAACCGGTTAAAGATGAGATCACTGCGGGACCACAGTATCTGTTGTGGTTTTTTGGTCTGTTTACTTTTTTAATTTTCATAAAATAAGCATGAGAGGTTACCCCCTCAAGTCCATGAGTTAGTTGAAAGTAATTTTACATATTGTTAAAGAGCAAGCGGGCATTTCACCCACTATTGACATTATCCCATACATCAAAAGTTAAGTCAAATACAATGTGTTATCAATATATAACAATATGTTATCAATCGCATACAAGAAATTGACGATTTGGTTTGTCAAGCTATGAGTTAATCCACGTAAAGGCATTTGAGGACCATGCCTTTTTTAATCAGGACCCTTTCAAAAACAAAGTCGGCCATCCACTTACATTCTTCCATCGTTGGATAAGATGAATGTAAGTAGACTTCGTTGAGATAAAAAATATATAAGTTAGCCACGGACGATGGCCTTCCGTAGCCAAACGTCATTCCTTTTCATGATGTCCAGTGCCGTGGACCGTGGTCTTTGGACCGAGCCATGTAGCCTATCGGCGTAGACTACATGGTGGTCGGTTACCCTTCTTTGGTTGTTGGTCACTTGCTTTCGTGATCTTCCATTTTTCAATCCAGCAATCTGCACAGATTTCACCTAAGTGTTTGTCTTTTACTATGGCATCTTTGCCGCAGTTCCGGACACATTTTTTCATGGCTTTGCGCCTTTTTCAAGATCATCGGCTAGGTGTTGAATAGCTTGCGCGAAGTGGTCCGCGTAATCTTGTTTGACGCGAGTGACGGGTTTGCCGTTCGTGCTGTTAACGGGACAGTCGCCTACGAAGCAGAACGCTTCGATAATGAATTGAAGTTTTGCGCCGATAGTTTGTCGTTCAAGGGTGCCGATAGTTTCTGACAAGTCCATCAGAATATTTTGTATCGTTTCGTTCTTGTTCATACTTCATCTCCTTTACTTTTCACTTCTCTTTCACGATGCATCCACCCTAGTTTGGGGTTGCCTCGCACCTGATCTTTCACAAAAATCGTGTGGCAGTATCGTTGATGTTTGTCGCACCACCCGCACTTGACATACCGTGGGTTATTTGGATTATGATCTCGTTTGCAGTTGGTAACATCCGTGGGATAACACCTGGTATGTCCATCTACCTTAAAAGCTTTACGGTTGTGAGCATTACTTTCTTTTTTCTCACTTGCTTTCACCACGGCTGATTCTTTCGGCAAATAAATTGTTTTATAACAAGTTTCATCGCTTGGCTGCGTCACAACAGTGCCGCGTTTTTTTCGTTTACGGCTTGACTTCTGATTTACTGTCGAATGCTGATACTCGATGAGTCGAGAAAAGTTAAGCTGCGCTAGAAGTTTGTTGACAACGGCAATAGTAATTCCGAAAAAGTTGTCTTTAAAAACCAAGTTTTGAACTTTTGGATCGTGAGCCACTGTGACGCTCGGTATTTTCATTGTTTTTTGCGACAAAACAAAACCTTTATTACTCATGTTTTTTGACTTAACTGGCAAACCATACAACATATGTTGCAAAGCTGATTTGTTGTTTCCTTTAAACTGTTCGTCATCGAGGTGATTAGCATCAAGCTGGGGTGAAATCGTGATGCCACAATCCGGCACATAAAAAGGCTTTGGTTCTGGGAATGGAAAAGTGTTCGTTTCGGAGGCAACCAGTTTTTCGTTTGCTTGAGCAACAAAAAAATATGTTATTCCCCCACCGATTGGTTTTTTGTTATTGAGAAGATAAAAAGGAAAATCCCTAATTACTAATACGCCGATCTTTTCAATCTGATAACCGTCAATCGTGCAAAAATTGCCAATTCTTTCAAATTGCTCTAAAGGGGGCTTCTCAACAATCTGCGGAAGGTCTTGCCAGTCGCGACTTGCATCCCGCCATAGATTTCTTAGTAAAAAGTTCATCGGTTTTACCGGAAGCTCTAGCCACATATTGCCGTAAGGCATGTGCTGACCCCATTGAAATTCTCCCAGTGTGTCAACGGCATCCTCTAATATTAAGTTAGCATCAAACATGGGCGTTTCGCTGTCTACTTCGCTATCGAGTTTACTTGCACATTCGCCACAGCAGACCAAACATTTGTTCATAATGTCCCGTGTTGCTTGTTTCACCATGTCTTCTCTAACAAAATATTTTTCGGTAGCGTTAAAATAGTTTCGCATCCGATCAAGATGCCTTTCGGTCTGCCGTTTTCCGACTTTGGTGTCGATTGACTTTGGAAAAACTTCTTGAAGAACAGGAAACACTTGATTTTTGCGAAACAATATCTTAGCTGCGTCAAGTATCTCGCCGTCGTCCTCATGATTTTCAAAGCCCATTTTTATCTCGCTTAAAATCAACGGAAGTAAATGTCATCTCGTTCTTCAAATCAGCTATCAATTTGTTAGCTTCTTTAAAGTCGTCGCCAAACAGATGACCGGAAAAATCATTGGCCAAGTCGAGACATTCTCTACGTTTTTCATAATCCGGCGCGGTCATCGCAAGACGCATTGCAACGACATACGCTTCAAAGGGGGTGTTAATCTTCTGCATTTTCAATCTCCTCTTTCCATTTGTCCGCCACCTTCCACACACGATATTTGTTCTTACCAATCGTTTCTGTGCGGGGGTGAAAGCCTTTAGTTAAACGAATGGCGCTACGAAACCGGTCTCTATCATTCCAAGTTTTGACTTCAACCGAGTCGCCATCTTTCATTTGATCAACAATCCATCCGGCACTACCCCGCCGCCGTCCACGAGTATTTGGTGGCGGCGGGATGTCCGTATCGATTTTAATGAGTTTTTTGCGGGTCATACGTTTCCTCCTCACATTCTTGACAACGAGGGGGATACATAGGGTCCGCCGTCCAGATCGCAGCAAGAACAAGCACCGCGACAAGGGAAGCAGGTTGTTCGTCTTTTATGACGATCTCACTACCATCGTTTTGCGCGGCCCATACTAGACGATCTTCAAAGCAAACAACCATCGTTTCCAAGTCAGGATCCCTAGCTAAAGAAAGCTGCTGAATGCAAAACCCAACTTCACCGGTCGTTTCATCTGTCAAATAGCCTGGAGAATAGTCCTTAACCTCCAAGCCCGCTAAATTAAGGCCCGTGATAACGTGCCTCTCAAATATAGCGGCGTTTTTTCCTAATGTTTTTTCCATGTTTTCTCCTTTAGTGACTCACTATTGAACCACTTGTTGCCAATAATATAGGAGTATATACGACAATGTCAAATAAAATAGACAAAAAAATGCCCCGCTGGAGAACGGGGCTAATTTTCAACTAACAGATTTTAAAAAGGGGATAAAATATGCAAGCGCATAATAACTTGACAAAATTTAAGATGCAACTTTTTCTTTTTCTTTGCGCGTTGCTGTATAAAGTTCTTGAACTTTTCGTAGCTGGCCACTAATTGTCCGGCCTTCACGTTTTGCATCCCGTTTGATCTGCTCATACGTCTTGACCGGCACTAAAATTGACTTCCACTTCGTGGTATCCATAAGATTTCTCCCATACTTGTTGAGAGTATATAAGACTTTATATAAGAAGTCAAAAAAAACCCCGCTGTAACGGGGTTTTAATCATCACATGAAATTTACTAAAGGAAATGTACTATGCTTGTACTCGCCCAGAAGAACATGTTTGACTATCGTTGTCAACTATTTCGCTTCGCCCCATGATGCGCCGATCTCGACATCACACAAGCTAGGCACTTCTAACGGCACGGCTTCAGTCATAATCTTGGCTATGCTCTCTGCCTCTTCTCTATTTTTCACCGACATCGCTATCTCATCATGTACCTGTAGCATTGGTAGCTTGCCAGCTTTATATATATCAATCATCGCTTTCTTCGTCATGTCCGCTGCTGACGCTTGGATAAGCCGGTTCAACGCTTTGTAAGTGAACGCCCGTTTCAAACGCGTCGTTTCACCATATTCTTTTATTGCGTCTCGATAAGGCATGGCCTTGCTCATAC